GACCTGGTTGTGTTTGAGGAAGTGCGTAGACATGCGGGGGTAGATGCCGCACATGCCTACGGTGGCTTTATGGGTCAACTGACTGCCTGGTGTGAGCATCATCAAATTCCCTACGAAGGCGTGCCAGTCGGAACGATCAAGAAGCACGCAACCGGCAAGGGAAACGCTGGCAAGGAGGAGATGATCGCGAGCGCAAAAGCACGTGGCCACAACCCTGCAGACGACAACGAAGCGGATGCGATTGCACTGGCCTACCTGACCCACGATCGCCAGATGCCACAGGAGGTGTGAGATGAAAGTCCCAGCACAACCCTATCGCTGCGCTCTTGGAAAGGTGCAGCCTGTCGTGACTGACCTGGATGCTGTCAAGCGTTCAGGCTGGCGTGAGCAACACATCCTGGTCATCTCCGATCAAGACGAGCGACTTGACTTCCTCGAGCGTGAGTTCATCAAGCGCATTGGCGAGCGTCTCTATGGAGCAGGAGGCAAGCATGACTAAGACGATCACCATCTGGACTGTTGATGATGTGGCAGCACGTTTTAGTGATGCCGCTTACACGTCCTACCGACTTCCTCCCGTGCGTGTCCAGGGATATGCAAGCCCCTGGATGAGCCTTGCCATGCAAGTGCCCAATCGCTACCCGGACCCTGAGCGTGTCTATCGCCCCATGCCACCCGGCCCTGAGGCGGTCGAACGCATGCTCGAGACGATGCGTTGGGTTCAGTGGTTGGAGGAGGAGCAACGACACCTAGTCTGGATGCGGGCCAAGCGATACGAGTGGCATCAGATCGGTCGTCGCTTTGCCTGCGATCGAAACACTGCAGCCAGACGTTGGAAGAAGGCCATGCAACTGGTCACCGACAAGCTCAACGATGCAATCAACTCATGCGCGTAAATTGGCGTGATTTGAACAAGTTGGGGGGCAATGTGGGTGCATATGAGGCAATGCGCGAATTTACCCTGTGCAGCATTTCAGCCCAATTGAGCGTACATTTTCAGCTATGGTGTGGAAAGGAGTGCAGGCCACTCCCTCCACACAAATTTCTGGGTCCTTCCTCGCCAAATCCCTATGCGGGGGGCAAAGGCCCGAGATTTCGATAGCGACAGATTCAAAAACCGGGTTTGCAGTTCGCACCGGGTTTGCACCTCCCCCTCACCCCCCAAGGACTTTATGACTCCCGAGATCAGAATGATCGCGGTGGATTCGCTCATCCCTTATGCGCGAAACGCCCGCACACACAGCGACGGCCAGGTGGCTCAGATTGCAGCATCCATTGCCGAGTTTGGGTTCACCAACCCGATCCTGTCGGATGGCGAGCGCGGAGTGATTGCTGGGCATGGCCGTTTGATGGCTGCTCGCAAACTGGGGCTCACAGAAGTGCCTGTGATCGAGTTGGCGCACCTGACGCCCACCCAGAAAAAGGCCTACATCCTGGCCGATAACCGGATTGCCGAAAACGCAGGCTGGGATGAAGAGCTTCTGAAACTGGAGCTGGCTGAGCTGCAGGCAGCTGAGTACGACTTAGACCTGATGGGCTTCAGCGATGAGGAGATCGACAAGCTGCTCAATGGCGATGAACAAAGCGATGGTCTGACCGACGAAGATGCAGTACCGGAAACCCCAGTAGAACCGACATCAAAGCCGGGCGACCTGTGGATCCTTGGCAACCATCGCTTGCTTTGCGGAGACTCCACGGTCCTGACGGACGTGGAGCGCCTGATGGATGGCCAACTGGCTGACATGGCGTTCACCGATCCACCCTACAACGTGGACTATGGCAACAGCGCTAAGGACAAGATGCGCGGCAAAGACCGACGCATCCTTAACGATGCCTTGGGTGACGGCTTCTACCAATTTCTCTATGACGCCTGCGTCAACCTGCTGGTGGTCACCAAGGGTGCTTGCTACGTGTGCATGAGTTCATCGGAGCTGCACACCTTGCAAAAGGCCTGGCTGGATGCGGGCGGCAAGTGGTCGACTTTCGTGATTTGGGCCAAGAACACCTTCACGCTGGGCCGAGCGGATTACCAGCGTCAGTACGAACCGATCTTGTACGGCTGGAAGCAGGGAACCGATCACTTCTGGTGCGGCGACCGAGACCAAGCAGATGTTTGGTTCTATAACAAGCCGCGTGTCAACGATCTGCACCCGACCATGAAACCGGTCGAGCTGGTTGAGCGAGCCATTCGCAATTCGTCTAAGAGCCGCGATGTCGTTCTGGATTTGTTTGGCGGCTCCGGCACCACCTTGATTGCGTGCGAGAAGACGGGGCGTCAAGCTCGGTTGATTGAACTGGATCCGAAGTTCGTCGACGTGATCGTCAAACGCTGGGAAGACTACACCGGCAAGAAAGCCGTTCGAGAAAACGGTGGCTCAGAACTGGAGCAGACAGTGCAGGCTAATGAGCAAGAGGCGGCGGATCAGCTGCAGTCTTGAGCAATTCCGCTTTGGATCACAAGCCCTGTGAGATATGGCAGCCCCTTGGGGATTCCGTGGGTTCGCTGGGTCGTGCGTCCAATTTTCCAGCTCATCCATTTCTCGATAGCAAGAGTCACTGCCTGGTGCATGTCTGGGTGAACCAACAGAGTGTCTTGAACCGCATCAGCAAAGTGACGACCGTGGCGGCTGTCCAGGAATGCACGGACCGACTCAAGCGGCTGGCTGGTGGTCTTGGCAATATGGGTCATGGCAATGGGCCAGGCAATGCTGGCGTAGCCGCCCATCGTTCCCCAAAAGCCCCACGACTCGTTTTCGGAGGCAGGGATTTTGACCAGGTCTTGTGCTTGTGACGTTTGCATAGATCACCCCAATCGAGCAACGTAGCGCGGGTAATCCCCGCCAGATGGATCGATGAACAGGTAGGGGCGACCGGGCGCGTGCACTTGGACGCACAGGCGTCCTTCCCCTAGGTAGCCGCCCTTGCCCTTGAGCCAGTCGCGGGACTTGTAGAGGTTCATGGCGAACCCGTCGAACTCTTCGGGTTCCATCTCTCGTGTCTCTGTGACGTAGACGATGTAGTCGCCGCAGCCTGCGATGTCGGTGATGTCGCTGGGTTTGCGTCCGAATGGCAGGCGGATGCTCAGCTCTTGGACCCCGATCTCTTGAGCGTCAAATTTCACGGTCAGGGGTTTGCATTCGACGGTAAGGGTGATGTTCCTCATGTGAGCCTCAGGCGATGCGGTAGGTACGTTGTTGGCCATCGGCTTTCTCGGAAACGATGCTCAAACCGAGCTTCTTTTTCAGGGCTCCAGCCATGCAGCCCCTGACCGTGTGCTGTTGCCATCCGGTGGCCTGGACCATCTGCTCGAGCGTCGCCCCCTCCGGACGCTGGAGCAATTCGATCAGCGTGGCCTGCTTGGTGCCCTCTCGTTTGGAGGGTGTTGCCTTGGCTTCGATCGAAATGCCAAGGGCGCTGCGCCCTGCGTCGGTGATTGCAAATTGCGTGGTGCCGTCCTCGGCTTGGCTGTGGGCGGCAATGAGATTGGCGTTGGCCAGGGATGTCAAAACCTGAAGCCGCGCACCCCCTTTTAGATTGGCCGGGAAGTCGGTCAGCAAGTGCTCTGGATGCTGTGCCGCTGCGGTGAGCAGATTGGTTTGGGTCTCGGAGAGTTTCATGGTTTTTCCTTTAAAAAATGGTGATGTGATGAACGCTTCATTCCGCTCGCTTATCAAGCGATTTCTGAATCTTTTTTCTTCCCCTGTGGCTTCTTCGTCTGCGCCTTCAGGCCAGCCTGTTAAGCCGCTTGCAGAGCAGCCTCAATTCCCCAAACCGACACGTCGTGAAAGTCCAGCCGGTCCGAATGCTGCGTCTGCAGCGTCTGGACAAAAAGGTGCTCGCGTGCGATCTGCTCCAAAAGGCAAGAAGGCGCGTTGATGGCGTTGGTGGTTTTCTTGTGGTTCATGCGGCGCTCCAAAAAACGTTGATTGATGACCGTATGAACGCTTCATTTCCGAACAACATCAAGTCAATTTCTTAGCCAGACTCTTTCACTTGGGTATGACCGATCGACTCTCAATTCGGGCCTATGCGCGCCACCGAGGGGTGTCCGATACGGCGGTGCGCAAGGCCATTGAGGCCGGGCGGATCACCCCCAACGCAGACGGCACGATCAATGCGGCGCTGGCCGACGCTCAATGGAGCAAAAACACAGATGCCGCGCAGCAACGCGGTAAACACAAGCCCGTCTCCAATGAGGCGATTGCGGGGATACGGGAAACGCTGGGTGAACCTGCGGGCTCGTTTGAACCCAAAGGCGGCGGCACCACGTTGCTGCAGGCGAAGACCGCCAATGAGGTGCTCAAGGCGCAGACCAACCGGGTGCGCCTGGCCCGCCTAAAAGGGGAGCTTGTCAACCGTGACCAAGCCGTCGCACACGTTTTCAAGATGGCGCGGGCCGAGCGCGATGCTTGGTTGAACTGGCCAGCGCGTGTGGCTGCCCAGATGGCGGCTGACCTCAATGCCGATGGGCATACCTTGCATGTGCTGTTGGAAAAAGCCGTGCGCAATCACTTGATCGAACTAGGCGATTTGGCTGTTCGGTTGGACTGAGCCCTACTGTGGGCTTGAGGTTTTACGGAATGCAGGGATGTGTTGGAACACTATGACGGATTTGATGCCATTGCTGAGGCGTGGCGCGAGGGGCTCACCCCCGACCCACTGCTGACTGTGTCTGAATGGGCCGACCAGTACCGAGTGCTCTCGGGGAAGTCGGCCTCGGAGCCGGGCAAGTGGCGAACCAATCGCACGCCGTATCTCAAGGAGATCATGGACTGCCTCTCCCCGACGTCTCCCATCGAGCGT